CCCCCCCGGCGGGGCGCGGGCTCGGTGGCGGGGGCGGGGGCGGGTGCGGGTGTTGGGGCGGGGGCTGCCTGTATGACGGTGGAACCCCCGCCGCCTCCGAAGATGCTGCGGACGACGCGTTTTACTGCTCCCATTTAGATACCTCCTTTGTAGATGTTCTCGGTCGGGGCAAGGAGCTGTTCGATGCCCCGCCGTTTCCGTGTGTCTGTGCCGCCCATGAGGGGGGCTTCGGGCGCAGCGCTCTCGGTGGACTGTACGAGGTCGTGCCCCGATATGGTCGGCTGCTGTGCGCTCGCCTGTGGGATGGATGGGCTGAAGATGGTCTTGATGAATCTACCCACGAAGCCCATCACGTTCCTCCTGCATGGTGCAGATGCCTTCGAGTTCCTCGATGATGAGGTTGATACCTTCGAATGCACCGAGGGAGCGGTCTGCGGTGGCATCTTCATCCTCGATTGTCCGCAGGAGGTTCGGCAAGCTGAACCGCTCCCTGAGATAGGCACAGAGTTCTTTGGAGACATACGGGATGTCTCTGTCCATGTTGTCTTTCATGTTGTGATCTCCTTTACATAAGTACTGCACTCCTGTCGGAAGCCGCATTTCTTGTAGCCGTTGCCGATCAGGTTGTTGTTCTCTTGAAACATATTTCCTGCGACGATGAGGGGCGCATCATACTCTTTTGCAATGCGTTCGAGTTCGGCAGCGGCAATGCGCTGGAAGCCGTGGACGCTCTCTGTGGCAAGGACAAAGACCTCGCTGCATATGCGGTGAGGCGACCACCATGCGTAGCCAATATCAAAGGCAAGGATGCCGCAGAATCTGTCTCCCTTGTAGAATTTGACGAGCTGCCCCCGTTTGCTCATGTAGTAGAGGGCTGTGACGGTGTGCTCGATGTCGCCGTACTGCTGAAGAATCCATGAGAGGTGACATTCCTGCTGCCAATGCGTAAGGGTGCGGCGCAGGATGTCCCGCTCCTCATGTGTCAACATGGTGCGGGAGGTGTCCATAGTCTGATCTCCTCTCTCGCCATGTCGTAGTCCTCTGCTCTGAGGATGCGGGCGACGCGTGCTTGTGTGAGGGCGTCTGCTTCGCTGAGTCTCTGCTTCTCGTATGCCTTGACGACGGCTGCCCATGATGGGTCTGCATCAAGGATACGTGCTGCGTTTACTGCTCCTACCTTGGGGCAGCCGCTGTAGCCGTCTGCGCTGTCGCCTGTGAGTGTCTGCATAAGGAAGAAGCGGTCTGCCTCTGCCTCGGTGATGTGCCGATATTCGTCCCGCAGGAAGTCGTAGTGATAGCCGGGGAGGGTGTTCATGTCTTTGTCGCCTGAGATGATGATGCAGCGGTCTTTGGTTTCCTCACTGGTGGCGAGGATGCCGATGCAGTCGTCTGCCTCAAGGTGCGGACGCCAGTAGACGTTGCCCTCCTCTTTCATCCATGCGGTGAGCCGCCAGTAGCACAGGGGCTTTTGTCCTCTCCTGTGTGCCTTGTAGGTGGGGAGAATACGCCGACGGAAGTTGCTATCGGGGTCAGACAAACAGAGAATGATGTCATAGTCTCCTGTGTAATGATGGTGGGCAAGGGCTGTCTCGATGGCGGCGTCAAGGCGGCTGATGAAATACGCCTTTACCTCCTCAAAGTCGGCGAAGTAGCTGCTGATGCCGCTCTCCCACTCTGCCTCATGGGTGGCACCTGTGCACGCGATGAAGGCGAACATGTCTGCGTCGATGAGGAGTTTCAGCCGCATAATGTGAGCACCAATACGCCCACAATAAAGTAGGCGAAGAAGAAGATGGTGAGGTCGTCAGGGCGTTTCATTGGCATTGTTGTTGTCCTCTCCGATCAAATGGAGGGCATAGCTGTCCACATGGGCGCAGCACGCACCACAGGAATCACATACGATGTCGTAGCTGCTCATAGGCGGCTGCGTGATGATACGAAAGTACTGGTCGCCGCACTTTCCGCAGGTGAGCTTGAGATGGGTTTTGTCTTTCATTCTGCATGTTCCTTTCTGACGTAGAGCCCGCACCGACACGCCTTCATTTCGCGCATGTAGCGGCACGGGCAGATGGTTGCCTCGGTATGATTCGGGAGGCACGGACAGTAGGGTGCGCCGAACTTCACTTCGTTCATACCGAGCTTTTCGAGGGTGCTCATGACATGGTAGGTCTTTGGGTTGACGCGCATGCCATAGCGTTCGGCGTTCGCCTCAGGTTCGTAGGTGCTGTTGTAGTTGGGTGTGTCCATCCTAATATGCACAACTCCTTTCTTTGCAGGTGGCGCAGGGTTTCCCGACGCGCTCAAAGACTTCGGGACAGAGAACGCACAGGCGGCTGTGGATGCTCTCTGCAAGCTCCCGATGCTCTCGTGATGCTCGTTTGCACAGACGTTTGGGAAGATATTCATACCATGCGCGGAAGTTGCCTGTGACAATGAGGTGATACTTTATGCCCTTCGGCAGCATGTAGGCGAGGTCTTCCTTTCGATAGCCCTCATCCGCAAGCATATAGTAGATACGTAGGGCTGCTTTGTTGCGAATGTCTAACACGGGAATGCCTGTCTCATAAAGGTCAGACAAAAGTGTCCCCCTGCTGCTCTGGACGGTAAAGGAGAGATGTCTGTGCCGTGTGAGCTGCAGAAGGACGGTGAGGCTGCATTTGACTGCAAAGGAGGCGTAGGCGTGTTCCAAGACGCTAGTGTGCCCTGCCTCGATGATGTGTGCGATGGTGGCGTCGGTCGCCTCGCGTTGGTAGCATTGGGACGCGGCGGTCTTGAGGAGTGTCATGGGGTCGGGGGTATGGGAGATGAGGGAGACGCTAGGCATGGCACATCACGACCTTTCCATCGTTGGTATAGGCAACAAGGCGACCGGATGCGTCGTGGAGGGACTGAGGTAAGCACCAAAAATCCTTCATACTACTGAGTGCCGAGTGCAAAGAGGAATAAATCTCCACATACCCTCGGTATGCCCGCACGCGAGACTGGCAGAAAAGTACATATGTCCCTTTATGTCCGCGTTTTCGATAGTCGAACACTTTCGTCATCATACTCTGCGCGCCTCCTTCCCCTGCCCTTTCATTTTGAGGTCGAGGCGGTAGCCGCAGGTGCATTTGACGGCGCGGACGGCGGTGCCATAGAGGCGCAGAAGTGTCTTGCCGCACTGCGGGCATTTGAGGTCTTTTTTGATCATTTTGCATTCTCCTTAGTGGCATTCTGCCCAGTTTGTTCCAATCTTGCCTTCGGTGTCGAGCTGCATCCGAAAGCCGAAATACTCCTGTGTCTCACGCATGGCGGCTTGTGCCGTGTCTAAGACAAGCTGTGCGATCTCAGGGGTACGACACGCGCACTGAAATTCATCATGAATCCATGCCATGAAGGCGAAGTCGCCGTCCCATCCGTGCTTTAGTCCCTGCTCAACAAGTCGCTGCTCGGTTAAGACAATCCACTTCTTGCAGATGAGTGCTCCTGCGGATTGAAGGAGCAGGTTCAGCGCACTGTGGGGACTGCGGACGTGGAGCAGTCTGCCGTCAAGTCCCCGCAGGTAGTGCCGCTTCCAGCGCACGATGCGTCCACGGTCGGTTTCGACAAGGGCGTTCTGCACGGCGTCGCGGAGGCTCTTGATGGCGGGGGTCGCCTTGAGGAATTTGCGCTTGATGGCTTTTCCGTCAGCGGCATCCCCTTTGATGATGCGTCCGATCTTGGCATCTCCTGCACCGTACAAAAATGCGTATATGCTTTTACATTCCACAGAGGTCGTTAATCTCTGCGCGTTCTCTTATGAACTGCTCTATGTCACCATAGAGAGTAGACTATCTCATAGCACCGAAATGCTCTCACTGCTTCCCGTCACTTGACGGTACTCCCTTTCGGGATAGTCGTTACACGTTCAAGGTAAGACAAACAGTTCATCAGGTTCTCTTTGGAATCTTGAAGAAGTCCTAATGCTCTGTTGCAGTTATGACAGAGAAGTCCACGGACAGCACCAGTCTTGTGGTCGTGATCTACAACGAGTGCCCCAGAATGTGTATCACACATTGCAAAATTTTCTTGATGGCAAATAGCGCAAGTGAAACCTTGTGTCTCTGCCATATCAAGATATTGCTCTAGAGTAAGGCTATAATTACGCTTTAAGTAGTTATCTACGATCGCATAATCCTTGCACCTGTCAGAGCAATATAATTCTGATGGGGCTTTTGGTGTAAATTCCGTCCCGCAATGTCTGCATTTCTTTGCATGAAAAAAGCCCTGCGGGTATTTCGAGGGCTTTGCTGTCTGTTTATTTTTACGAGGGTTCCCTTTTGTAACACCGCTTTGAAGGAGCAGCGCAGAGTATTCTTCTCTTGTCATATCCTTTCATTACCTCGCTTCGCACGGTATTGTCTCTACGCTGAGAGAGGTTCACCGTTTTCAATGAGTTTATAGACCTCCATAGTGTTAAAGGTCTTCGCCTGATTGCGTTCGGGCAGTCCCGCCGCCTGTTGGTTCATGGTGTGGATGTCTCCGTTGAGGATGGTGTGGGCATACTGCCCACCGTCATAAGGAGACATATAGTGTGCAAGGCATCTAAGTTCCAGTCCGCACGCATCAACGCCGACCTGTGTCCATCCCCCTGCATGAAAGAGTGCCCTGCATTCCTTGCCGTAGGGACTTCCTACTGCGGGGACTTGGGCGATGTTGGGGCTGGCATGGGCGGCTCTGCCACTGACAGTACCATTGGTAATGACGTGCCCGTGAATGCGCCCATCCTCCCCTACCATGTCAAGCCATGCGTTCTTGCCGTCGGCGAGCTGTCCGAGACGTTTGCCGATGAGCAGGGATTCCTCCATGATGGCGGCGAGGCTTCGAACGCCCTCGGGGGCTGTGTCATCATCCTTGATGAAGCGGAAGGTTTCGTCGTCGATCTTGAGGCGATACTGCATGAAGTTGTCTGTGTCCTCGGGGGTGTCGTAGAGGTCGGGGTTGTCTGGATGGTACTGGTGCATCTGCCGAAAGACGTACTCGATCTGTTTGCGGCTGTTGGGGTTGAAGTCTTTGTACCGCTGGATGGGGACGCCTTTCTTGTAGCCAAGTCTTTTGTTATCCCGCTTCGGGATGAATACTTTATCGGGAAGCGGGGGGACGGCTGCGGTGAGCTGTGCGGAAAGCACTGCACCTCGCTCGCGTAAGATTTGTTCCAGATGGCGTGCACCTTCTACGTCGAAGGGGAAGCCGTTTCGCTCCTGCTGCGCCATAAGCCATGCAACTTCATGCTCTAAGTGGATGGCGCGTTCGCTGTAGTCTGCCCGCATAAGACGCTCCATGAGTTTCGCTGTGACGGCAACGTCCTGTTTACAGTAGTCGAGCATCTCTGGGGTGTATGTCTCCCATGCGCCCTCTTGCGCTCCGTAGTCGCCTTTGTATTCCCCGAGGCGATAGCCCCACGCTCTGAGGCTGTGGGATTTGTAGAGTTTTGAGGGGAGCTGCCCGCTGCGCATAAGCCCGAGGTCTGTTGTCTCAAGGTTGGAGTAGATGAGACGACTGAGGATGAGGGTGTCCAAGACCTGTTCGCGCTGGGCGCGGGAGACAATAAAGTCGGGGTAGAGTTTCGCGAGCGCGGGGAGGTCGAAGGAGATGATGTTGTGTCCTGCGATCTGCTCTCCTCTCTCTAAGGCGTCCATGAGGCGCTGCACGCCCTCCTCCGCATGACTGGGGTCGTAGCCCTCGACCGCTCCTGTCTCCGTGTCGTGGATGGCGATGCAGTGAAGGCGGGTGGTATCGTCCAGCAGCCCGTCGGTCTCGATGTCGAAGATGAACATGGTGCATTCCTCCTTTGGTGCGATGGTATTTTCTCAGCTGTAGTAACGTCTGGCGGCTTCTTTCTGCCGCGCGTCGGAGAAGCTGCTGATGCGGCGCAGGTAGCCGATGATGCGTGTGCCGTAGTCGATGTCCTTACTGCCGCAGTGCTTGCAATCCTGCCGCGTCTCGGGGTCGATGTTGCCGCAGGTGTTGCATATGGTGCATCGGGTGTTGGTTGTCCAGTAGGGCACGCCGTTCTTTCTGCACAGTTCAAAGATTTTCTTCGCCTGTGTGAAGGTGAGGAGCTGCTCAAGGTTGAGGTGGAGCGCACTCCCACCGTCAAGGTGTTCGGTGATGTCCTTGCCGTACATCTCGATTTTGTCGAGGATGCTGAGGTCATCGTCCTCGACGCGGTAGAAGTAGGAGTTATAGCAATCCCGCTGGGCGGGGTAGCCCGCTTCCCTATCCCACTTGGCATTCTTGACGCCGAGGTTTTCCGCAGGGACAAATTCGGTGTTGAAGCGATAGCCATACTTCTGCAAGGCTTCCTTATTCTTCTGTTTGAAGATGGCCAGCAGTTCAGCGAGGAAGGTCTTGTACGCCTCATTGTTGCTGATGTTATATCCAAGGTGCTCTGCTGCCTCGACGACGCCGTTCAGTCCGATGGTGAGGAACTGGCGGTCAATATCCATGTAGCCCGCTGTGTAAGCAGGGAGAAGTCCTGCGGTGATGTAATCTTCATAGACAGCGCGAGATGCGAGAAGATACATATGAACGAGGTCAATCTGAGCGTCAAGGCACTCTTTCCAATCCTTGCCATTCTCTCGTACGGCGCGGTGGATGTTGATGGTGATAACCTGTGCACTGCCTGTGACGACGCCGCCCGCACCGAGGGTGTAGCTGAAGGTGTTGTCGGCAAGCTCGTTGCGGAGACGGCAGCAGGAGGCGAGGCTGTCTACGCTGTCAGACATATAGACAAAAAAGCTGTGTCCTTTCTCCATCTGCCCTGCACAGTACCGCATGAATTCTGCGTCGGCGAAGCCGTCCTTCGTGGTGAGGAGGCTGGCGGTCAGGACAGGGAAGGTCAAGAGTTCCTTTTGCCGCTCCCTCCGAAACCACTCCATGAAGAAGAACTGCAGATTACGGGTGGACTGCATATCGACCTGTGTGCCGTCGGGGTAGTGGAAGCCGCCGAACATTTCCTTCATGTAGGGGCGGTCGAGGACGCTGATGTTCCAAAAGACGCTTTGATCGCCTCTGGCACTGGCGGGCTGGTTGAGGGCATAGACGACGCCCTGCAATTCCTGCTCGATTTCTTTGCGGTTGGTTTGGAGGTAGTCTCTGCCGTAGGTCTTGCGGGCAAAGTAGTCGAACATATGCAGGAACTCGACGGTGGCGACTGCACCCGCGAAGTTGCTTGCGATCTGATAGACGAGGTTGACGAAGCCGCCGCAGAAGCTCTGCAGGTTCTTCGGTGCGCCCGAGACGCCGCCGACGCTCTTTGTCCCCTCCAAGAGGAATGGGTAAAGGGAGATGGAGGCACAGTAGGGTTTGAGACTGGTCTCATCGTGGATGTAGATGAGATGGTTTTTAAGGTCGTGGATGTAGTTGTTCGCTATGTCATCACCAAAGCGTTCACGCAGTGTCGCACATACCATACGGCGGTTGAGTTCGATGGTGTAGGGTTTGTAAAGCTCTGCCTCAAGGGTGGCAAGCGTCTTGCTGGTGACGTTGGCGTTGCTGTCTACCTCGCTGCCGCTGGCAGGATTCTGTGCCTCAATGTAGTTCCGTATGAAGCCGAGGCGGTCTTTCATCTGGTCGGGGGTGAGGTTCATGTGTCTCCTTTCTGCTGGAATAAATGTGTCCGGTCGATGAATTCGAAGGTGCTGTGGACGTATTGTCCGAAGATGTTGTAGCAGTAGCGTTTCTCCAATCTGTAGAACCGCTGGTTGGTCGTTGGGGAGCTGAGTCCCCCCAGTTCCTCATGATATGCGCCTGTTTTAAGCCATCGAATCCCTGCGTGTCCTGCAATCCCTTTGTCATATGCTGCATTGTCACTGCCGCTGTAAAGACATACAGGAAGGATGTCGCCTAGGGTGCTGAGGATGGTGATGAGGTCGTCGTCGCTGATGCCGTTGGTGGTGCCCCCCATGACCGCGATGGCAGTCGCTCCCTGCTCTGCTGCGTGCTCTGCCATGCGCTCCATGTCCTCGATGGATGTGAAGGCAAGTGTGTGCTGCACGGTAAGGTGTGGGCTGTGACAATGGGGGCAGTTCTGTGTGCAGTTCCCGATCTCGAAGTAGAATGCAACGTGGTCGGGGACTTCATTGAGGGTGATGCCTGTACTGACAACAGGGACTAGAATGGACATTCGTCCTCCTCTCCTTTCTGTGTGTCGAGAGGGTCAATGGGTTCGAGGCGGTTGGTCTTTTTGTTGAACCGTACTTTGTCGGCAAGCCCTGTGTCTCCTGTGAAGCGACACTTTAGGACGCGCAAACGCAGGACGTTGCGCTCGTCCTCGTCCTCTGTCTGCTGGTTGCGCTCGATGGCGAGGATGGTGTCGGGGAGCTGTTTGAGACTGCCGCTGCCTCTGAGGTCGTCCATGCTGATTGTCCCGCCCTGCTCGAAGGGGCAGCTCTTGTTGTCGGTTTTCCGCAGGTGGGAGACGACAAGGATGCCCGCGCGTGTCTCCTCGATGAGGCTGCGGAGGTTTGTCATGAGGCGGTCGATGGTGCTGCGCTCGTCCCGTGCGGCGTCATCCATGGCGGTGACTGCGATGGTGATGTGGTCTAAGACAACAAAGTCGCAGCCGCATGAGACGATCATGTAACGTATCTTGTCAAGCAGGTTGTCGCTCTCGATGCTGCCGAAGTGGTCGTAAAGGAGGATGCCACCATCGCCGAATACCTCGCCGTAGTGCTGTCGCACTTCTTCTTTGACTTTTTCGCTCCACATGAGATGCAGGGGCTTGCTGAGGTGAATGCTCATAAGGTCGCGCAGGGTTTTCTTGGGGGCTTCCTCAAGCATAATCATGCCAACTCTCAGCCCGTGTGTCATATGCAGGTCATAGGCAAGTTCCCGCGCTGTGGTGGATTTGCCGATGCCGCTGCCCGCTGTGAGTAAGATCATTTCTCCTTTGCGGATGCCGCGTGTCATGCGGGTAAGCTGCTCTGCCCACGGGAAGTCATAGCCCTCGGTGTCTCCGTCGTCTGAGAGAAGGATGTCCAGCATGTCTTTGCCGTTATGGATGCCGTCGGGTCGGTATTCCTCGGCGTTCCAGATGGCAGAGATGATGTAGTCGGGCTTGCCCGCCAAGAGACATTCGTTAGGGTCTTTGAGCGGGAGGTGAGCAATCTTGAGCCGTCCCGGCGGGAGGATGCCGCTGAGTTTGCGGACGGCTTTCTGCCCCGCCTCGTCTTCGTCGAACATGACGATGATTTCTTCAAAACCGAGCAGCCAATCCAGATTCTCTCGGAAGATTTTGTCTGCGCTCTGGCATCCGAAGGGGACGGAGACGACGGGGTATTTGTTGTCCTGTACCTGACTGACGGTGAGGCAGTCAATCTCGCCCTCAGTGATGCAGAGTTTGCGTCCGCTGTGGTAGAGGTGCTGTCCATAGAAGCGGTGCTGTTTTTTCCCTAAGACACAAAAGTTTTTGTCTTTGTCGCGGGTCTTTTGGAAGATGGCGCGTCCCTCGTCGTCGTAGTAGGTGGCGACCTGCAAGGGGCTGCCGTCCTCGGAGCGTGTGCATCCGTAGGCGTACTTTTGGCAGGTGTCGGCGCGGATGCCGCGTGCCCGTAGTGCACGGTACTCCATATCCCCAAGGGGGATGAGATGTTTGCTCACTGCATTCGTCCTTTCTCTTGGCTCGGTAGGCGTCCATTTCGCACAGACAAAGCAGTAGGTATGACCATCGTACTCTGTCATTCCGTCGCTGCTGGCGCAGTCGGGGCATGGGAGATGGGCGCGGATGATGTCGCTCATAAGCGTTCTCCTAGGTGAGGTGATGCCGCTGCTTTAGTGTCTCGATGGAGGCGCACTGCAAGGGTGTCTGCTCTCCGTCAGCGACTCCCATGAGGAGGACACAAATGCTGTCCTGCCATCCGTCAATGGCGGGGTCGGCGTGCTGGGTGTCGGGGATGCCACGCTCGGTGCGTCCGTCGGGGTGGATGATGTAGTGATACCCGACGGAGAACCAGCCGCCGCGCATGACTTGCTTTTCGTATTCTTCGAGCGGGATGTCTGCGAGGATGTGGTCGATGTGGATTCCTGTGGTTACATCACGCTCCTTGAAGGTGAGGTTCTGTGGGTTCATGGTTATCTCTCTTTCTTCTTGGGCTTCTCCTTCAAGCCCTGTGTGTCTTTCTGCGGCTCACGGAACCATGCGGCGGGGATGAGTTTCGCTGCGTAGAGGAATCCGTGCTTTTTGCACCAGTCGGCATAGGTGGTCTTGCTGCCTTTGTAGATTTTGTGGGTGGGGCTGCTAAAGACAAATCGGATGTCAAGGTGTGGGTACTGCTCCCTAATCAGCAGGTGTTTCTGCCTGTCGGATGTGTCGAAGATGCCCTTTGCCTCGATGATGATGGCGTTGGCGAGGATGCAGTCGGGGGTGTAGGTGTGGGTGCTCGCGGGGACGGTGTAGGAAAGCGTGTGCCGCTCATAGACCTCTGCGTCTTCAATGGTTTTGATCTGGCGTGCAATGCTGTCCTCTAGTCCCGAGCGATGCCCCCTGCTCGGCGTGTAGCTGTATTTGCCCCCTCTGAGATGTCTCAGAAGTCCTCCTCCTCGGCAGCAGGTGCGGCGTCAAACGGCGTAGGAGCAGTGTGCGTGTAGCCCTCACACGCCTCAAAGCCAAGGGAGGATGCCGAGACGCTGCCCGTTTCCTTGAGCTCGATGATCTGTACGCCTGTGAGACGGAGGGACACGCCGTAGTTCTTGTCGTTCATGTAGTAGGGCATGAGTTCGTAGGCGATGCGCCCGCGTGTGCCGCTGCCAATGCTGGTAAGCTCTGCGCTGATCTCTTTGCCTGATGCGTCGAAGATGGGGACGCGACGCTCCCATGCGCCGTTCTTGGTCTGGATGACGCGCTGCATTTTGAATTTGAAGTAGTCTTCGCCCTTGTACGAGGTGACGCCGTTCGCGTAGTCATACTTGTACTTGTGCTTCTTGCCTTCTTCGCTCTCGGCGAATTTCTGCCATTCTTCGTCGATGGCGATGCTGAGGGTGTGACGGTCAGCGTCGGTTTCGGGGAGGAAGGAGACGGCGAATTTGCCGGTGTCCTTGCCCTCGTATTTCTCGGTCTCGGTGAGGTGCGGGAACATGAAGGTGCCGATGTCGGTTGTTCCCTTGCGGTAGGTTGTCTTTGCCATGATGTGTTTTTCCTTTCTGTGCTGTGTTGATTAGGTGGGGTTTTTTCTCTTCTTCTTGTGTGCCACCTGCGAAAAGCCTTGCGGCTGTAGGGCTGCGGGGTTTTTGAAAAAATAAGTTATCCACAGTTTCCACAAATGTAGAACAAATATTAAATTTTCAATTCTTTGCCCTGTGCGGTCTGGTGAAGCCACAAGGCATACTGCAAGATTTTCGCAGTTTCTTTGACCTCTTTGTCTTTCTTACCGAGGCGGCTGGCGTACTTGATGATGTTGCCACGCAAGAAGCCCATGAATGCCTCCTTGCTCATCTGTGCCCGCATGAGCTGGATGGGTTGTACTGCACCCTGATAATGCTCGTCATACGCTGCCATGGATGGTTCCTCCTGTGCTGCCCGACGGTGCTGCGCCGCGCTCGGTCATGGTGAGGATGTCGACTTCTCGGAAGGTGATGTCGATGTTCTTCTCAATCATGATCTGGGCAATACGTGAGCCAACGGGGACGCGGATGGTCTCGCTTCCAAGGTTCTCAACGATGAGGTTCAGCTCGCCGCGATAGTCGCTGTCGATGATGCCTGTCTGGTTGGCAAGGCGCAGTTTGGTGGTGAGTCCTGTGCTGCTGCGCAGGAATACCTTCATGTGGTAGCCATCGGGGATTTCAAAAGCAAGCCCGGTGTGGATGAGGTGTGCCCGCTCTCCTGCGCTGTGCGGCGGGATGTCGGCGGTCTCACTGGTGTAGACATCAAAACAGGCTGCGCCACAGGTCTTCTTCTCAGGCAGTCGGACGCCCGCATGGAAGCGGTTGACTTTGACGGTGAGGGGTTGCGGCTGGTTGGTTGACATGGGTTCTGTCTCCTTTCGTGGATAAGACAAAAAAAAATAGACGGGGCGGTTTTCCCCTT